GGGTCAGGCAAGACTAGCTTGCAAAGCGCATTATCCTTTGGGATAGTGCCTATATTCTTTCAAGATATTGTGAGGGCCGATGGGGCGTGTGGATTTGAGGTGGCTAGACGCCACGCTCACGGCGGAAGAGCGGCGCGACCTTGCCGCGTTTATTTCTTCCCTGGTCGAGGCCCGCGCTGTGCGAGAATGCCCCGGACTTGAGCAGCGACTAAAGAGGCTTCGTCATCGGTCAAAAGTTCAGTAAGGGCGGGCAATCCGAAGTCGCCCCGACTTTTGTACTTCACGAACGCCTCTAGGGTCTTGCCGTAGTAGGCCGAGATCAGAAGCGCGTTTTCGGCAGACGTTGACGATCCTTCACGGGCCAGCAGCTTGTTTATCACGTCGCGGCTGATGCCCGTAGCGCGAACGATGTCCGCGATCTTGGTCTCTTGATTCTCGAAATGCCACAAAAAGGCGTCTCTGAAGGTCTGTTCCATGGGGCAGTCTATACCTACAACATGTTTTTCCGGAAACGTGGCAATTGGCACTTGCGCAAAAGTGTGCCTTTTGGCATAGTCGACGGCATGACAAAACTTCATGACATCATCCCATGCGTTGAGGCGAAGGCTTTGGAAGCTGGCGTGACGCCCGCGCACCTTTGCCGCTTGGCGTCTGGCAACCCACGGCTCTTTGAGCGCCTCAAGTCACGGGTCGCCCAGATCGAGCGGGATATTTCCAGGATTGATGCGGCTTTTGCCATATTGACTCCATCGGCGTCCAATTGCGGATCTGGCGACGGTTCCTTGCCTGCAGGCAATCATACGCACGATGTAGCGAATAGTCAAGATTTGGAAACAATCCCTGCCCAAAAGGACAGGGAATGACCTCCCCCCGCGTCACTGCCGGTGACCGCTTCACCATCGCGGGCAACTGCGAGGCGGGTCACACCGTCTCGCATTTTTATTCAGAGACCATGACAGCAGTCGGGCTTGCATACCCCGTACCAGCAGCACCGGGGGGCGGCTGTCTGCTGTCGTGCGCCCCCAGCGCCGCCCCCTATGTCCTCCCTGTGGGGGCGGCGCAATGAAAATAACCCTGCCCTGGCCACCGTCGAAGCTGTCGCCAAATGCCCGCATTCACTGGGCACCGAAGCGCAAGATGACACAGGAATACCGGGCGGCCTGCTTTTACGAGGCCCGCAAGTCCGGCGTCTGGCCATTGGATTGCGACACGCTGCCTTTGACGATCACCTTTTGCCCGCCTGACAAGCGCGGGCGGGATCGGGACAACATGATTGCCAGCTTCAAGGCCGGTCAAGACGGCCTGTCCGATGCCGTGGGCATTGATGACAAGCATTTCGTCCCAACCTACCGCGTCTGCGACCCCATCAAGGGCGGCGCGGTCATCGTGGAGTTTGACCATGCCGTTTGAAATCCAAACACAAGTCAACACGCCCAATCTGTTCAAGACGGATCTAGTCGGCACGTTGGAACAGGCCGCCCGCGATGGCCTGCCTGATGACTTCACCCAGGCGCAACTCGACGACGCTATGGCGCAACTGATCATGGGCGAGTTGCGCAGCCCCAAAACGCTCAAGACAGTCCGCCGCCGCCTGGTCGGCCTGTGGTCGCTCATAGCGCCGCTGGCGGAGCGTGAGCCGGAAGTCTTTGACGAAATCATTCTCGAATACCTCGACCGGCAACAAACGCTGTCCGAGTGATCCGCGCACGGCGGTTCCGTGCATAAAAACTGAAAGCAATACGATGGCAAACAATTCCGACTTCCTGAAAATCATGGTCTCTGACGTGACGCTGCATTGGCCGCGCCTCGATCATCCATACCGCTACAACAACGCCGAAAAGCGGACTGAGGCTTGCGCCGCAACCGTCAACGGCGCTGGCTATTCCATCGCCTGGGACATGCCGATGGATGACGCTCGCGCCCTCCACGCATCGCTGAAAGAGCATTACAACGCTTGCCGGGCTGGCAACAAGAAGCTGCCCGAGTTCAGCCAAGTGTTCGGGATGAAGAAGGACGAGGAAGCGGGCACCGTCCGCTTTACCGCCAAGAAGCGGGCGATGTCCAATGACGGCAAGGAAAACAAACCGCCCCGCGTGATCGGCGGCGATCTGACTGACCTTGACGACAAGGGCATCTGGTCCGGCTCCACCGGAAACCTGCGCGTTCTCGCATTCCCCACGACTGACCCAGACGGCAAGGGCGGTATTTCCATGCTGCTTGATGTCGTCCAGGTCATCGAAGCTGTCTACGGCGGCGACGGCATTGAGGACGATTTCGCGCCGGTCAAAGCGTCCAAGCCGATGACTGAGGACTTCGACGCGCCAACGCCGCAGCCGGAAAAGCAAACCCCGGCGATGGCGGATGACGGCGGCTTCTAAGCCAACTGACCCGGCTGCCACGGTGGCCGGGTCCACCTTCTGAAACACAATCCAGAATGGGGCGAAACGTGGTGCCAGCCGAACAACTCAAAGCCGACCGCGCCGCAATCAAGGCCGATCTGGAATACATGACAGCCCGTTGGGGTGAACTGTCACAGCCTGCCGTTTTCGAGGTGCGGGCCTTCAAGGAACACAGCCAGCCCCAGACCGCCCGTTTTAAGCCGGAATGGCTGGACGACGCCGTGACATGGGTCGCGGACATGAATGCCATCGGCTTCAACACCTACGCCGTCCGCAACCCCATTCGCGCCGATGTCTCAAAGTCCGCGTCCGATGCGGACATCATTGCCGCATTCTTCTTATGGGCCGACTGCGACGAGGCAAACAGCGCCGAAAACGTGCGCCGTTGGGATGGCCCGAAGTATTCCGCCGCCGTCACAACCGGCAAAATCCCAGAGGTCCGCGTCCACACCTATTGGGCGCTGGATACACCGGAAACCGATCTGGACGCATGGCGGGCCGTGCAGATGTCCATTGCCGCCCACTTTGGGTCGGACAGGACCGTCATCAACCCAAGCCGCATCATGCGGATTGCTGGCACAGTGGCCTACCCAGCAACCCACAAGCAAGAGCGCGGCTATATCCCCGAATTGGTCACGATCCGCACGACATACCCAGACGCCCGCGCACCGGTCACACTGGACCAAATGCGCCGCGCCTTTGGCCTGACACAGCCCGCGCCCCCGTCGTCATCCTTCACGATTGAAACCGGACCGCCGTCGCTTGATCGGGAACGCCTCAAGATCCAGGCGCTAGAAGGGCGGGAATGGCATAGCGCCGTGATCCGCCTTGTGGCGTCCTACGTTGGCAAGGGTCTGTCAGATGACGAGATCCACAGCCTGACCGATCCGCTGACGCTGGCAGGCTATACGGTCGAACAGACGCGCCGCGAGGTCCAGGCGGCCATAGAAGGCGCAAGGCGCAAAGGGTGGACGCCAGAGCCGCAACCGCAGCCCATAGAACCCACGCCGCAAGTCATCGCGGACTTCAAGATTGATAGCAGCGCCGACTTTCTGGCCGACCTACAGCCGCTGGAGTACCTCGTTGACGGCATCCTGCCATCAGGCGTGGTCTACAGCCTCACAGGCTTTGCAGGGCACGGCAAGACGACGCTGGCGCTACAGTTTGCCTTATCCATCGCCCAGGGCGAGACATTCAGCGACAGAGACACCAGCAAGGGCGCTGTTCTCGTTCTGGCAGGCGAGAACCCCTACAACGTGAAGTGGCAATACGCCGCCGCTCTGGCCGCCAGGGGGCTAAACGCGGCTGACGTGGACATCCACTGGATACAGGGCCGGTTCAGCGTTGACCAATTCTCTGAGGTGGTCCGCGCCAAGATGCGGCAAATCCCCAATCTCAAGCTGGTCATCGTTGACAGCCTTCAAGCCTTCTTTGAGGGCGACAATGACAACGACAATTCGCAGATGGTCACAATGGCCCACAAGATGCGGGAATTGGCGAACATAGAAACGCGCCCCGCGATGCTCGTCATTGCGCACCCGGCGGGCAAGACGCCATCAAAGGACAACCTCGTCCCGCGTGGCGGCGGGGCCTTCTTGAATGAGATTGACGGTAACCTGACCGTCTGGTCACAGGACGCCTCACAACAAACCCTGCACCACTCACAGAAGTTTAGGGGCGCTGGCTTCGATCCGCTTGAATGGGTGATGCAGATCCACGAATTTGACCACCTCACAGACATCCACGGCACACCGCTCAAGCTGCCCGTCAGCCGCCCCGAAATGGCCATAGAGCGGGTCAACCGTGAAGTGAAGATGGACAGCCTGCTCAAGCAATACCTCGACTGGGTGGACCAGGCTCGCATTCCGTCAGAGCGGGACGCAGCGGTTCAGTGGATGGTGTCACGCCGCAAGGTCCGCGCCGTCATTGATACGGCCAAGGACGAGAAACTCATCAAGCGCCACGCCAAGACATACGTCCTGACACAAGGCGGGAAAGACTTTCTGGAGGCCGAAAATGCGGGCTGATTTGACCCCAAAAACGCTTGGTCCGCTTTGCGAAAATGGCCGGACCAACGGACCAAATGAAAAGCGGACCACGGACCGGACCAAGAGCGGACCAAAGGCCATTTTCGTTAAGCAAAAACAAAAGGTTATGCGTGGACCACTCTTTGGTCCGGTCTGGTCCAACTGGTGTTTTGGTACTGGTCCGGTCCGCAGTGTGTCCGTAGGACACTACGGCGGACCAACCGAACCATCGGGCCAAGATTTGAACCAATGGAAAGGATGTCGGCAATGAAAGCCAAGCAGGCCCGCGCCATGCGCCAGAGGAAAGATGACCGGATGATCCACGGTCCGGTGGACAAGCAGTCCATCGAATGTGATTTCGTCCTGGGTCCATACGACGCCGCTGTCAGGGCAATGGGCATCAAGTGGGGCGTTGACCGTCTGCCAGACTTGGTGACGCCGGATCTGGCCCAACGCTTCGGCAAGGCGATGGCCGCGCTGAATGAGGCCGTCGAAGCCAACGACCCTGAGTTGGTCAAGGCGAAGGTCATCAACGCGGTGAAGGGCATCAACGCGCTGGACGCAGCCGCCGAGGCATCCGGTGCGCCGAAGGCAAGTCCGCATGTCATCGAATTCGAGATCGACGGCAACAAGTGCGCCTTGCTCACCAATGACGAGGCTTGGCCCGCGCTAAAGGCGCAGCGGCCCGATCTGTTCTTTTACACGATGACCGACATCAAGGGCATGATCCGCGCCGCAGGGCCTACCGGCGAATTGCTGGAGGAAACCCGCAAGCATTTCCCAGACGCAAAGATCGTCCCAACCAATCGCGGCAAGCCCAATTACGACCTGGGCGGCGACTTCATTCCATTTTGAAAGGACCAACCGAAATGAATGCACACACACGCACAGTCGCGCAAATGGCCCACAACAATATAATCGGCAGCGCATCCTTCCAAGACGCCTACCGCCGCCGTTGGGAGGCCGAGGTTTTCAAATCGCGGACCACTCAGGAACAGGATGCCAAGCGCAAGCAGCGCGACGACGCGCGGTCCATCATCAACCGGGATCGGCACCGCCAAATGTGGGAGGCCCAGATCAGGCCGCTTCTTGCGAAGTACCCGCAGCCGATCAGGGCGCTGTCTGAAAGCACCGGCATCCCGCATCACCTGGTCAACCAGATCCTGCGGTGGGCGAAATACGAGGGCCTGGTGATGAAGGGCAAGGATACCCGCGTCCCTGACAACCGGGGGCAGACGGTGCGACGCCCGACATGGAAGCTGGCGAAGTGACGCCCGATCAACTCACAGCGGGCCGCAGCGAGGCCGAGTTGCTGCGGATGGCCATCCATCCCGCCATAGAACGCGCTGACACCGTTGTCCTACGGGTTGTGGCAACTCAGCTAGGGCTGACACCCCGGACGCACTCAGAGGACGCAGGACGGCCTTACGTGGCCCCTGTGGACACACTCGACATCTAGGCCCCCCAGAGGGCACAGCAGAGAGGCAGGCAATATGTGGTGGTTTGGATATGCCAAAGCAGGGCGGGAATTTGAAGTGCAGCAAAGTTTACGCGACCTTGGTATTCGGTGCGAGGTGCCGCGCAAGGTCGAGGCCAAGAGAGTGCCAACAAAGCGAATGCCGGTCGCGGTGACAACGCCATACCTGGGCAACTACGTCTTCATCGAATGCAGCGGCGACCAGTGGCACCTTGCCCACACCGTCAAGCACCTGGCCAGCACCATGGTGCCGATAGGTCAGCGCGAGGCCGAGCGCGACCTGGCGTCATTCATGCGCAGGACCGAGGACGCATACCAGGCCCGCGCAGCCGCCATAGAGGCCGGTGAGCGGGTGGTGGAGTACAAGCAGGGCGACACCGTGGAAATCCTGTCAGGTCCGCTGGCGGGCAAGTTGGCGACGTTCCGGCGCATTGTCGAAACGGCGCAGGATCTGTTTCCAAGGCTTGAGGCCGATGTCGTCATTCTTGGCGGTACGACGAAAGTGAACTTGGACCCAATTCATGCAAGACGCCACGCCAGCACCTAACGCTTGTGTCAAGACATAAAATGATGTAAAATAAATTCAGCGCGGTGCATCGTATGGCTTCGGGCCGACCACCGCCGTGTCACCGGGCCTCTTAATGAGCAGGCAGCCCGGTGCTACTGCATTCCAGACATCGGGACAACGCATGGCCAACGCTGAACAGGCGCAACGTTGCCGCGCCCTTTTCTCAGAGGTCGTCATGACGGCCATCAAGGATTACGCCCGCGACGGTGACAAAGGCGTTGCCGCAATGGAACGTTGGGCCAACTCACGCGACGGTCAGCTTGTCATCACATCAGCAGGCATTGAACACAGCCCCCAGGTGGTAAACGCACTTACCGAAAAGGTGCGTCGCAAGGTGGCTGCGCAAAAGAAGCGCGAGGCAGCGAGGAAGGCAGCACAGGCCGCCGCAATCGCCGCGCTATAACACCAGCAGAGGACCGGCAAACCGCAAGGGACCGGACAAACGCATGGCCGCAACCAAAGGCACTTTGAGCAAGCTACAGCAGGACAAGATCCGCGAAGCCATTCAAACCACCCAGCTTGTAAAACGCTTGCAGTTCTTTGCGCTGGGTCAAAAAGATCCGGCGGAAGTGGCAAGGGTCGGCGACGATAAGGCGCAACCCGTTGACCTTGATGCAGGAAGGTTGAAGGCGATTGACATGCTGATCCGCAAAACGCTGCCGGATCTGTCTGCCGTGACAATCTCTGGGGACGCCGATCAGCCGCTTGTTCACAAGGTCATTCGCGAGATCGTGAACACCCAGCCTCAAATCGAGCATCTTGAAGCGCCACTTGTCCACAAGGTCGTCCGCGAAGGCGTGAATGCGCGACCTAAAGATTAGAACGGCGGCAGTCTTTGCGCCGTTGCTTGAGCCTGCACGATACAAGGGCGCATGGGGCGGGCGAGGGTCTGGCAAGTCGCACTTCTTCGCCGACAACATGATCGAAGCGCACTTGATGGAACGCGGTTCGCGGTCTGTCTGCATCAGGGAGGTTCAGAAATCCCTCAAGGAAAGCGCCAAGCGTCTTTTGGAGGACAAACTGCAAACCTTCGGCCTGACCGAGGCCGATGGCTTCAAGGTCTGGCGCGAGGTTATCGAAACGCCTGGCGATGGCGTCATCACATTCACCGGAATGCAAGATCACACCGCCGACAGCGTGAAGTCGCTTGAGGGCTACAACCGGGCATGGATCGAAGAAGCGCAGTCAATGTCCATGCGGTCGCTGACGTTGCTGCGTCCTACCATTCGGGCGGAAGGGTCGGAACTTTGGTTTGGCTGGAACCCCAGGCGGGCGAGTGACGCGGTTGACATGATGTTGCGCGGCCCTGCGCTGCCAACCGGGGCGGCAGTGGTCCGCGCCAATTGGTCTGACAATCCTTGGTTGCCGGACGTTCTCAAGCAAGAGCGGCTAGACTGCCTCAACAACGAACCCGACCAATACGGCCACATCTGGGAAGGTGAGTATGCCACGACGGCGGCGGGGGCCTACTTCGCCAAGCACCTGGCTACAGCACAGCTAGAGCGCCGCATTGGCTTCTATGCCGCCGATCCGCTGATGAAGCGATACGCCTTCTGGGACATCGCGGGCACCGGCAGCAAGGCCGACGCGGTTGCAATCTGGATCGTGCAATTCATCGGCGCTGAAATCAGGGTGCTGGATTATTACGAGGCCGTTGGCCAGCCGTTCGATGCCCACGTCAATTGGCTAAGAGCAAACGGTCATCATGAAGCGGTCTGCATCCTGCCGCATGACGGCGTAAAGCACGACACGGTTTATGCGGTGACGCCGATGTCATATCTGGGCGGCGCTGGATTTCCGGTCGAGACGGTCAAGAACCAGGGACGCGGCGCTGCACTGCAACGAATTGATGCCGTCCGGCAGATATTCGCGCAGATCCGGTTCAACGAAGAAACAACGCAGGCGGGCCGTGAGGCTTTGGGCTTTTACCACGAAAAGCGCGACGAACACCGCAATGTCGGGCTTGGCCCTGACCATGATTGGTCATCGCACGGTGCGGATGCCTTTGGCTTGATGGCTGTTTGGCATTTGCAGCAGCCCGAAAGCTCAACCGACTGGTCGAAGCCACTGCGCCGCAATCTGAAAGGCATCGTTTGATGGCCATCACCAACTACACAGAGTTGCAGGCGGCGGTGGCAACATTGCTGGTCCGCGACGACCTGACGGCCACCATTCCAACGCTGATTGACCTGGCCGAGGCTGGCATTCAGCGCGATGTGCGGTCATGGCGGATGGAAGCGTCAGCGTCGATCACGCTTGACGCGCAGTTCGTTGACCTGCCGAGTGATTGGGTCGAGACGGTCAGCCTGTCCAGCCTTGACACAGGCGTCAGAGACATCCGGCTTGTGTCGCGGCCCGAAATGGAGCGGATGCGGGCGAATGCATCGGACGCCACTGGGTCGCCATCGCATTACTGCCTGACCGGTGGTCAGATTGAACTCTACCCGACGCCAGACACGTCCTACACGGGCCGCATCATCTATATTCAGCGCATTCCGACAGTCGTCAGCAATGACAACTGGCTGATCACCTATCACCCCGACGTGTATCTCTACGGGGCGCTGGTGCATTCTGCCGGGCTGCTGGCCGAAGACGGTCGCATGGCGTTCTGGCGCGACCTGTATTCGGCAGCGGTCGGAGCGGTCAACACTGCGTCTGATGCGAGCGAATACAGCGGCACCGGGCTAGTCATGAAGGGGCGGCGCAATGGCTGACACAACCACAACGAATTTCAGCCTGACAAAGCCGGAAGTCGGCGCGTCTCAGAACACCTGGGGCACCAAGCTGAACACCAACCTCGACACGATTGACGGCCTCCTTGAGGGCGCAGCGCGGGCTTGGGGATATGTGACGGTCAGCGGCACCACGCCGACGCTGGCATCGGGTAGCAACGTGACAAGCGTGTCTCGCGTGGCCGAGGGTGTTTACCGGATCACGTTCACCAATGCCCTGCCGGACGCCAACTACACGCTGACTGGCGACCGCATCAATATTGCGGGCTATGGCTCTGCGCTGACCCGTTCGACCACTGTTGCGGACGTGACTGTCAGCGATGGCATTGGCCGGGCGGATCTCAGCTTTAACTTCGCGGTGATCTAATGAGCCTCTTGCCGCTGGACATCCCGCCGGGCGTCTACCGCAACGGGACCGAGTACCAGGCAAGCAACCGGTGGCGCGATGCCAACCTTGTGCGCTGGTCAAAAGGGTCTATGCGCCCCGTTGGCGGATGGGTTGAGCGCGACGATGCGGCAACCAACCCGCCGCGTGGCATGATTGCCTGGCGGGATAACAGCGGCGACCGGCGCTATGCGTTTGGCACGTTTGACGGGCTTTACACTGCAACGGCGTCCGGCACCGTGTCGGACATCACGCCGGTTGGCCTGACCGATGGCATTGAAGATGCAGCGGCCAACACCGGCTATGGCGGCAGCTTCTACGGCACAGAAGATTACAGCACCACGCGCCCCGACGATGGCGTTTACTCCGAGGCAACAAGCTGGTCTCTGGATACTTGGGGCGAATACCTGGTCGGCTGTTCGGTTGCGGACGGCGTGATTTACCAATGGGAACTTGACACGGGCACACCGGCGGCTGCGGTATCCAATGCACCAACTGGCAACCTTGCGCTGATCGTGACTGACGAAAGGTTCTTGTTTGCGCTTGGTGCGGGCGGCAACCCTAAGAAGGTTCAGTGGTCCGACCGCGAGGACAACACGGTCTGGACGCCTGCCGCGACGAATGAGGCGGGCGACATAGAGTTGCAAACGCCGGGCCAGATCATGTGCGCCCACCGCGTTCGGGGCGTCACGCTCATTCTGACGGATCGGGATGCACATACTGCGACCTATCAAGGTCCACCGTTTGTTTACGGCTTCAACCGGGTCAACTCTGCTTGTGGCGTGTCCAGCCGCATGGCGTCGGTCACGATTGACAATGGCGCATATTGGATGGGCAACAAGACCTTCTGGACGTTTGACGGCGGCACGGTGTCGGAAATCGAGTGCGAGGTGTCGGACTACATCTTTGACAGCCTGACCGAAAGCCAGATCAGCAAAGTTTGCGCAATCGACAACGCACAGTTCGGCGAAGTCTGGTGGTTTTTCCCATCGGGCGACAGCTTGGAAAATGACAAGTACGTCATCTACAACTACCGCGAGGGGCATTGGTCGATTGGCAACTTCGGGCGCACAACTGGCGTCGGGCGTGGCACATTCCCAAGCCCGCTGATGGCCGATGCCAGCGGCATGATTTACACGCATGAGGTCGGCAACGCTTACGACGGGGCGGATGTCTATGCAGAGACCGGGCCGATCAGTCTTGGCAATGGCGACCAGGTGATGACGGTCAACAAGCTGATTTCGGACGAAGCCACACAGGGCGACGTGTCGTTTACGTTCAAGGCAAGAATGCATCCGAACGACACCGAGCGCGACTATGGGCCTTATACACCGGGCAACCCGACGAACGTCCTGTTTACCGGGCGTCAAATCAGAATGCGCGTTGATGGCGTGACGCCTTCTGATTGGCGCGTTGGGCGTCAGCGTTTGAAGGCAATCGCAAGGGGCGAACGTTGAGAAACCCGCCGCAACTAACGCCGGATCTGCGGCAGTGGGCTGAACAGATCCGCAGGTTCTTGGCCACAAGCATTTCGCAGTTGGACTACAAGACGGGCACAGTGCCTGCGACGGACAACGGGCTGCTCTTGTGGGATACTGCCGGTTATCCGGTCGTCAGCCGGACAAACGCATTTGAGCGCATTCCGCTGTTGGTGGCGGCACCGGCAAGCGCGTCGGCATCGGGCACGGCGGGCGATATTGCTTACGACAGCAGCTATTTTTACGTCTGCACGGCCACTGACACTTGGAAGCGTGTGGCAATCGCAACATGGTAAGCGAACCGGAACGCTGCCGACCGTGGATTGAGGGTGCGTTAGCCTATTCCGGCGGGACGCACGACTTCGACGACATCGCGGCGGGCATTGAAACCGGGCGCTTTCAACTCTGGCCTGCGCCTGACGGGTGCTTGGTCACTGAAATCATCAACTACCCAAAGAAGCGCGTTTTGAACGTGTTTCTGGCGGGCGGCAAGATGGCCCAGATCATAGATATGAATGATGCGGTCTGCGCCTGGGGCAAAGCGCACGGCTGCGACACCATCACAATCAACGGGCGGCCCGGCTGGGCCAAGGTTGCAGCGCCGTTCGGCTGGAAGCCCATCTTCACGGCGCTTGAAAAGGATCTCTGATATGTCACTTGGCGGCAAGAACACCACAACGACCGAAATCCCCGAATATATCAGGGAGCCGCTTGTCAGGGCTTTGGCGCAGGCCGAGGAAGTCGGCAAGATTGGTTACACGCCCTACCGTGGCGCGACCGTGGCCGCAATGACGCCAAACCAGCAAGCGGCAATGGCCAGCACGAATGACGCCGCAAGCGCGTTCGGAATGCGGACGGCTGCGCCTTCGCAGTTCAGCCAATCGGCGACAGACTACGGCGGCGGGATGATGGGTTATGGCACCGGCGCACTTTATGACAACGCGGTCGGCCAGTTCGCAGGCACATCGCCAGATCAGCATAAGGCTTTGAGCGATCAGTTTGTGCCGCAGGGGCATGGTCAGGCGTTCTTTGATGCCAGAGGGCCGCAGCCCGGCACGTCGAGCAAGGGCGGGGCTACGGGCGTACAGCCGCAGGTTCTGAACGCGCAAGGCAATTCCGATCCATTCATCAACATGCTGCGGGGTCAATAAAATGGGACGTGGTGGCGCAAATAGCGGTCAGCCCGCGCAGCAGCCTGCGCAACAGCCGGGCTTTCAGCCAATGGCGGGCGTCAACTACAACCAGGCGCTTGGTCAATCGCAGGCTGCGCCATTCAATCCGAGCCAGTTTGGTGGCGCTGCACCGCAGGGCAACATTTACAACCAGTCGGCGCAGAACATGGGCAACGCGGCCCAGTTTGCCACAAATGTTGGCAATGCGGCGATGAACCCGCAGATGGTCAACTACCAAGGCACTGGCCAGACTGCACAGGTGCAGATGCCGGGCTATGCGCAGAACGTGCAGGGGCAGGGCTACAATGCTGCGCAAGCCAATTTGGCGGGCAGAAACGCGCCGACAATGAACGCATCAATGATGAATGCCAAGACCAACGGTGCGGCACCGCAACTGGCCAACGCGAATATCGGGCAGTATCAAAACCCGTATACGCAACAGGTGACGGACCGGACGTTGCAGGGGCTTGAGCGCCAGCGCCAAATGCAGACCAATGACATCGGCGCGGCAGCATCGGCGGCTGGTGCGTTTGGCGGCTCGCGTCATGGTGTGGCCGAAAGCCTGACAAATGAGGCATTCGCCCGGCAAGGCGCTGACAGCTTGGCGGCATTGAACAGCGCAGGCTTTCAGAACGCGCAGCAGGCCGCACAATATGACATCGGCAACACGATCAACCGGCAGGACACCAATCAGGCCGCGATCAACAACAGCCGCCAGTTCAACGCGGGCAATCGTCAGCAGGCAAACATGGCCAACCAGGCGAGCCAGCAACAGCGGCAGCAAATGGCTACCCAGAACAATCAGTTCAATGCGAACAACCAGAATGCGGCGCGTCAGTTCGGCGCTTCGGCTGGCAACACGGCGGGCCTTGCCAATCAAAATGCGCGTTTACAGGGCATGAACCTGAACAACGCGGCCCAGCAGTTCAATGCGTCTGCACAGAATGCCAACAACCAGTTCAACGCGGGCAACCGGCTGCAAGCGCAGGGCATGAACCAGAACGCCATGCAGAACGCGGGCGCGATGGGGCTGAATGCGGCAAGCACCTTGTCCGGCATTGGCAATCAGCAGTTCAACACCGGTCAGGCCATTCAAAATCAGCAATACCAGCAGGGACAGGCCGAGCAGTCGCTACAACAAGCGCTGATGGCGCAGTCGGCCAATCAGTTTGGCCAGTATGCCAACAGCCCGCAGGCGGCTCTGGCACCGCTTCTGGCGGCTCTTGGCGTTCCTCCTGCATCGCAGGGTGGCACCACGACGCAAACGACCACGCCGGGCTTGTTTGACTTCTTGTCGCTTGGCCTTGGCACCTATGGCCAGGTCATGGGCGGTCGCGGTTAAATGGTCGGCTCTGCTGATCTATTCGCGGCTGGCATCGGGAACCCGCAACAGTCGATTGTTGAAGGGCTTGTTGCGCGAGGAATGCCTCGCACGGCAGCCATCGGCTTTGCGGGCAACTTCGCCGTTGAAAGCGGCTTCAACCCTGGCATCAACGAGATTTCGCCGTTGGTGCCGGGGTCACGCGGCGGCTTTGGTTTGGCGCAATGGACCGGGCCGCGCCGCCGTGAATACGAAGCCTTTGCATCGCAAAATGGCCAGCCAATTGATGGGCTTCTGCCGCAACTTGATTTCCTAATGCAGGAACTAAACACGACCGAAGCGCGGTCGCGTGACAGCATTTACAACGCCCAAACGCCAGAAGAAGCGGCTCGCCTTGTTAGCGATCTGTTTTTGCGCCCAGGCATTCCGCACTTAGACCGCCGAATTGCAGCGGCGCAAGCCATCGCCAATGGCGAGCAGATCCCCACGGGAGGCCCCATGCAGACATACGCCAGAGCGCCAGCAAGGCCACCAGCAGGGCAGCGCCCGTTCGAACCGGGTGTGCTTGACCGGGCAACCGGAAGGGCCACCACACCGCCCGCTGACAGCCTCTGGTCGCGCCTGACGGGTCGCGACTTGCCGGAAGCGTTCCAAGGTCAGCCCGACGTGTTCAGCAACCCTGACGTTTGGCAATCGCTTGCAATGGGTTTGCAGGGCATGACGGTCAACCCCAACGAAGCATTTATGGCCGCTATGCAGCAGGGCATCAGCGGGCGGCGTGAAGATCGTGTGCAGTCCGAGGCCATGCAGCGCGAGGAACAGCAGCGGCAGCAGGCGGCGGCGCAAGAGGCGCAGACAAGGCAGCAGGCGGCGGCATGGCTTGAAAGCATCGGGGCAAACCCTGACATGACGGCAGCGGTAGCTAACGGCTACATGACCATTGAAGAAGCTGCCGCGCAGATTACCGACCCGGCAGCAGTAAACACGAATGAGCGGTATCAAGCGGTCGGCGGCAGGTTCTACGACATGCAGCCCGAAGGCGGTGGTCCGCCTGTTCCGATTGACAACGGCAGTGGCCTTGGGCCTGGCGGCGTCAACCTGACATTTGATCCCGCGACGGGTCGGCTTGAATACAATAGCAACGGCGGCGTTGGCGGCGGTGACTTCACCGAGGGTGAAAGCAAAGATGTCGTTTATGTGACAAGGGCGCAGGGTGCGCTTGAGGTTCTGGACGCTGCAATTGACGAAGCTGGAACATTGCGGTCGAGCCTCTTGACGGATCGTGGCGACCGTTTGGCCGGGATGCTTCCGATGGGTACTGGCGGCGGGCTTCAAAACCCTGAGTTCCAAGTCGCACAGCAAGCTGGCGAAGAGTTCTTGCAAGCCATCTTGCGCAAGGACACAGGCGCAGCAATCACGTCTGAGGAGCAGGCGCTCTACGGCGCAACGTACCTTCCGCAGCCCGGCGATCAACCGGCTGTCTTGGAGGCCAAGCGCCAAGCCCGCATTCGGGCAATTGAAGCCATCAGGGGCGGTCAGCCGCCGGAAGCTATGATTGCGGCAGAATTGGCTTTGCGCCGCTCTGAAGATCGTGCAGCAGCGACAGGAAGCGGGACAGTCGGTAACGGCGTCACAACGACAACCTTGCCGCCCCCGTCTGGCGGTGGTGAGGTCATCGACCTTGGCAACGGCGTGACTATAAGGCAGATCCAATAATGGGCGTTTTCCAGTTCACCACGCCAGACGGTCAAACGTTCGAGATCACCGCACCGGATCAGGAAGCGGCGATTGAGGCGTTTCGCCAGTTCCAGCCACCGACAGGCGGCGTGTCGGTCAACCGACCGGCTGCGCAGGAATTGGCGAGCAATCTTGACCGCGTGGCGACGGATACGGCGCGAACCATGCTGGATGGCCTAAACTTCGGCTGGTCGGATAATCTCGACGGCATTCGGCGTGGAATTTTGTTCGGCGAAAACACGGACGCCAATGGCGATGTCAGTTTCGGGAATTACGACATCCCAATGGGTGAGCGGTACGCGAATATCCGCGATGAACGCAGGGCTGACTTGGCCCAAAGCGCAGAACGCAGCCCGGCGGCAAGTGTGGTCGGCAACATCCTTGGCGGCACGATCCCTTCCACGCTCATGGCACCAGCGGTCGCCGGTAACGGACTGTTGTCGATGGTGGGGCGAATGGCAGGCATCGGCGGCTTGGAGGGCAGCTTGATCGGCGCGGGGTACGCCGACGGTGAGAATGTTGGCGACAATGCCATGTGGGGCGGCCTTCTGGGCGCTGCTACAGGCGGCCTAGCTGTTCCGGTGGCTTCGGCTGTCCGGCAGGCTGGGCGGGCTACAGGTGGCGTCCTGAGTGCCGTCACTGGGCGGGGCAACGAAGCGCGGGCAGGCAATGCCATTGCGCGGGCGTTCAACCGGGCTGGGATGGACATCCCGACGCTTGAGCGCCGAATGGCGGAAGCGCGAGCCGTTGGCCAAGATATGTATCGACCAATGGATATGGACGCATCTGTTCTCAGCTTGATGAATGGCGTCATTCGTCAGCCGAGCGAGGCGCAAGACTACGCAAGGGCATTTGTGGACCTGCGCAACTCAGGCTCCGGTCAGCGTGTTGCCAATCAAATTGCTGACGCGACAGGCGTTTCCGAAACTGCCGCGCAGACACTTCAGCGCCTTACACAAGCCCGCCGCGAGACAGCAAAGCAGCTTTATGATCGGGCCGCGCAGACATCTGGACCAGTCCAGGTTGATAACGCTCTTGCCCTCATTGATAACCGCCTTGCGTTGATGGCAAATGATGCCGGGATCGAAGGCGACGCCGTTGACCAGATGTTTAGGCGGTTTCGGGCGCGGCTTGCAGGTGAAACGCCAGACGGCAGCAATGTCATGCTGTCAGATCCGCAGCGGGTCACCGGTGTTTTCCGTCAGGTCGGCGACGCCATTGACAAGGCAACCCTGGAAAATCAAGGGTATCAGGTTGAGCAATTGACCGCACTCAAGCAAGCGTTGATGGACGCCTTAACTGACGCATCGGATGACTTCCGCATTGCCAACAACACCTATCGGGAAATGTCTGCGCCGATTGACGCATTGGCAGAGGGCCGCGCCGCGCTCGCCCCAAGGGCCAGGTATGAGGACCAAGCCCGCACATTCTCAACGATGACACGTGAAGAACAGGCGGCGTTTACCTCTGGCTTGCAGGACACCATTTTTGGGCGGATTGAGCGTCAGCCAGTCGGGAGCACGACCGTTGCAAGGAATGTGACTGACATCCCGCAGACTACAAACCTTCTGAGGATGGCAACCAACTCGCAGCGGGCTGGACCTAACATCCCCGCGCCTGCGTCAAGCGGCGGTTTCATGGATGACTTGCAGAGATACCTTGCAGAAACAAAAGACCCTGGGCCTGGCTTGTTCGGACAGCTTGCCCGTGAGCGCCAAATGGAACGAGCAACCGATGTGTTGACGGGCGGGTCTCGCACGGCCAACAACCTTGCCGATCAAGTGGACACCGCTGAAGGGGCCATCATGGCCGGTGCTAGAGCGGCACAGTCGCCAACCCGTGCAGCCGTTGACGCGGTTGTTGCCGCTCTTGGCAACGCTGCGCAGGGTCGGGACGAAGCAACGCGGGCAATCATTGCGCGGGCATTGCTTGCAGAAGATCCGGTCGCCGCGCTGCGTCCACTTGTCACCAAGGCCAACGCGACTGAGCGCGGTCAGCGGGCTATCGAAGGCATTATCCGGCAGGCAGCCCAACAGGGCCGCATTGCCATGACGGCACCGTAATTAAAGCGGTCTGTGGGTGATTAGAACGTAGGCCACAAAGCCCAACGGGACGATTGCCGAAAACCAGAACAGAAACGGCAAGTCGCGGGGATCTCGCCCCTCGCGTTCTTCTTTCAAAACTCGCCAGCAAAAGAAGATCAGAAGCGCGGTGAACCCGTTTCCGATGATGCTTCCGGCTGCGCTGACAAGGATGGGATCAAACGGGTCCATCCGCCCAAAATACACCTTCCGGCCCCGCCTTTCAAGGATTTCCCATGCAACCGAAAAAGCTGTCAAAAGACCAGATCCAAAGCAGCCTTACACAGGCGGTTGAGGCGGCGGTTGACTTCATCGAAAGTGAAATCGCGCCGGATCGGATCAGGGCGCAACAGTATGTGGACGGCAAGTCTGCGATTGCATACGAGGAAGGCCGGTCCAAGGTCGTGGCGACCAAGTGCCGTGATACCTTGCGGGCAATCAAGCCGGTCCTGATGCGGGTTTTCATGCAGTCAGACAAGCCGGTCGAATTCACACCGCGCAGACCTGATGCCGTGGCGGCCGCCGAGCAGGCGACGGCATATGCTCAAGTCGTGTTCGAGCGCAACGGCGGCTTTCAAATGCTGGACGATGTGTTCCATGACGCTTTGGTCAAGAAGGTAGGCATCAACAAGGTTTATTTCGACGAAACAGAGCGCGTCGAGATTGATGAGTATTCCAACCTTGATGAAGAAATGGTGCAGTTTCTTCTGTCAGATCCTGAAATCGAGGTGCTTGAGCAAGAAGAAATCCCAGGCGAGGGCGAACCAACCCCGGCAATCGGTGAGGATGGCCAGCCACAAGTCGGGCCGGACGGTCTGCCAGTCATGTTGCCGCCGCCGTCAACGTACCGCTTGAAGGTGTCCCGCGTCGATACTGACGGCGAAATCAAGTTTCTGTCCATCGCGCCGGAAGATTTCTTCGTTGATCGGTCTGCGAGTTCCTTGGAAGACTGCTTTGTTTGCGGCCATTCGTCGGAAAAGCGGGTCGGCGATCTTGTCCAGATGGGCTTTGACTTTGAAGAGGTGTTCAAGCTGGCAGGCGTGGACACTGACGGCACCGACACAGAAGAAGAAATCACTCGCACCGGTTGGGATGATGCAGGCGAGGACGAGGGCAGCATTGACCCGTCCATGCGCCGGGTGAAGCTGACCGAAGCCTACATGCGGATGGACATTGAAGGCACCGGCATTCCCCGGCTCTACAAATTCATCTGCGCTGGCACTGGTTACGAAATCCTCGACTATGAGTTGTGCGACATGGTGCCGTTCGCCGTGTTCGAGGTTGACCCAGAGCCGCACACATTCTTTGGCCGGTCATTGGTGGAAATCATTGAAGAGGACCAGGATGCGGGCACGTCGCTTCTGCGCGGCCTTCTCGACAGTTTGAGCATGATGAACAACCCCCGCGTTGCTGCTGTGGAAAGCATGGTAAACATGTCTGACCTTCTGAACAACGAGGTCGGCGGCGTCATTCGGGTAAAGCAACCCGGCATGTTGCAGGAGTTCAGCATTGGCAACGCGGCCAGCGCGGCATTGCCCGCCATGCAGTTCTTTGACGAAGCTGTCAGGGCCAAGACAGGCGTTACCGGTGCGTCAATGGGCATGGACGCCAATGCCCTGCAATCGCAGACGGCGGCGGGTGTCAACGCGGCTGTGCAGGCGGCATCCGCCACGGCTGAATTGATTGCCCGGCATCTGGCCGAAGGCGGCATGAAACAGACCTTCAAGCTGATTGCGGCCTTGGCCCGCCAGCATCCGCAGCCTGACGAAATGATGCAGATCAACGGCCAGTTTGTGCCGGTCGATCCGCGTTCTTGGTCAATGGCGCTGGACCTGCGCACCAACGTTGGCCTTGGCACTGGCAAGCACGAAGAGCGGATGGCAATCCTTGGCCAGACGCTACAAACGCAGCAAGCCATTTTGCAGCAGTTGGGGCCGGGTAACGGCCTGGTCGGCCTGTCCAATGTCCGCGCCACGCTTGTAGACATCCTCAAGCTAGCGGGCATTCACAACGGCGACCGGTACTACATGCTGATGACGCCTGAGATCGAGCAGCAGATGGCCCAAGCGGCTGCACAGGCGGCGCAGCAGGCCCCACAAGACCCGAACATGGCCCTTGTGCAGGTTGAGCAGCAGAAGGCCCAGAGCAAGGCCCAGAACGACCAAATGAAGTTGCAAATGGACGGCCAGAAAATGATGGCCGAAATGCAGTTGAAGGCGCAGCAGGCCGCTGCCGCCGATGACTTGGCGCGGGATAAAATGGAACAGGAAATGGCGTTCAAGGCCGCCGAGTTCCTGGGCCGCTACGGCATCAACCTGAACGTTGATGAAGTCCGGCAGCAGATGATGATGCCGAGGGGTGGCTCGTTTTGAAGCTATCGGATCTAGGGTTTTTCAACACGCCAGTGGGGGCGCGTCCCGTCTTGGGAATGCGCAACGAATTGGGCGACCCTGTGTATCGGGATGTCGGCGGCAACACGTTTGACGTGATGCCCAACCCGGCCCCGCCCGGCCCCGGCCTGATTGACGCAATCATGGGCGTTGTGTCTGACCCTATGCCGACGCTGCGGGCTTTGCCTCGTGGGTTGCTTGATGCGGCTGTCAGTGCTGGCACAGCGCCCGCAAGGGCGGCTAGGGGCGAGCCTGTGACCTATGGGGATGCCTTTGACACGGCGGGCTTGGCATTTATGGGCAGCGCGGGCGGGCTGGCTCCTGCGGAGGCGCTGACATCCGGCATACCGTGGCGCGAAAGGCTTGAAAGTTCTATTCCGCGTGCATGGCTCGACTCAAAGTATGACCGCGATAACTGGCATCCGATTTCCAGTGTGTCGTCAAACAGGACTGACCTTGATGCGGTCCACGAGCCAACAGGCACGCTATCGCCAGAACAGCTTTTGCAACTGGATGACATCCTCAACAGCACCTTAATTCCAGCATACGGCGACAGAACCGCCGCCGGTGTAAACGTGCAGGGCGTTGGCGATCTGAGATATTCTGACCCCGTCAGATCCCTTGGCGGCGCTGACTTCATGAGGGAACAGGGTACTGGCCTTTGGGCGAACGCCGGAACACCGGCCCGCTCTTTGGCCAGAAACGCGCAGCGCGTTCTTGAGGATGGCGGCGACCCATTGATGGCATTTACTGCAATGGGCGCTCAGAGTGGCGACTTCAGCACAATGATGGCGCGGTCAATACTAAACCAGATTGATCCAGATCGAATGGACCCTGCGGCAGTCGCCCGATTTGATGAAAGAGTGCGGAGCCAGGTGCCTTCGTTTGAGGGGCTGACTGCGCCAGACTTGGAGCGTCGGCTGTTTGATGGCCACACTGGGTCGCAACGGTGGCAGATGTGGCAGGAAATGGACAAGGCTGCGTATCGCGACGCGGGGCTACCTGATGTCGGCTTGGCCCGACGCGCCATAACAGATCCGAGGCAGTTGGACGCGACGCCCTTCGACACCGGACTGACGATTGGCCGGATGAACGGCGAAGTAATCCCGCCAGGGCGGGCAGCAGTCGAACATCCATCCTATAATACGCAGCTTGGCGGCGATTACATCGGAGGCATCACGCCGTTGCCCGGCCCGATAGTTTGGCGTGACTTCTTTGAGACCCGCCGAAATGCTGGAGCCTCTCCGGGCGCTGATCAAAAGTCATTTATGGGACTGTCATCCAATATGACGCAAGTTGTAGATCAGCAGATGATTGATGAGGCCAATGAGCTTGCCGAATACCTTAGAGGGATGAACGATCCGACTTCTCCGCTTCGGCTATGGCAGCGTCAATAAGAAGTTCAATATTTCCTGAGATAACCTTTGCGACCCCTTCGGCACCGTCAACGTCCTGTTTTGACGCCAATTCGATCAGTTCAAATAGCATCATTGGGATTGCAGCGCCTAGCCGCTCGAGCCGCTCTGCGTCGCGAAGCAGGGGGATTTCGTCTTCCATATCAACCTCCAAGATAGACGTTAATCCTATCATTTCTGGATCATTTTAGCCAGAAAAAAGGACCACCAATGTCAGACATCAAACGGCGGGCCACTGAGGCCCGAACGCTCCTGAGCGATCCATCCCTTTCGGATGTGCTGAACGAAATCAGGGAAGACGCCATCGCGGCGTTCCTGACGAGTGGCGGAAACGCCGAGCAGATGACCGCAGCATATCAAGACGTGCAAGCGGTCCAAACCATCCTCGACGCCCTGCAACGCCGGATCACGGCACAGGAAATCGCGGATAAAAAGGATCAGCACCGTGTCAACGACTGAGCAACTTTCGGGCGAAAGCCAAGAGATTGACGCCTTTCTGGTGTCAGAAGAAATCGAAGCCGAGACGGACGAGGGGAACGCAGAAGAAGCGCCCGAAGACGAGGAAGCGGACACCGCCGAGGATGAGGCGGAAGTAGAAGCCGATGACCCCGACGAAGGCGAAGAAGCCGACGAAGGGGAGGAGGACGACGCCGAAGACGAAGAAGCCGACGAAGAGCCGGACGAAGCCGAGGAACTGATTGCTGTCAAGGTTGACGGTGAAGAGGTCAAGGTCACGCTGGAACAACTCAAAAGCGGGTATTCGGGACAAGCGAAAATCCAGAAGGGTTTGCAGGAAGTCGCGGCCAAACGCAAAGAGGCCGAGGCACTACAAAGCGCCCTACAAGCCGCCCAGGAACAATTCTTGGGATTGGTTGAGCAAGTCCAGCGCAACGGGGTGATGCGGCCACCGCAAGCCCCCGATCCGAACCTGGCGAACACTGACCCCGCTGCGTATGTGCGCCAACGCGCCCAATACGATGCACGGCTTGGCCAGTATCAGCAGCAACAGGCTCAGATCCAGCACCAGCAACGACAGAAAACCGAGGCCGAAAATCAAGCGCGTGCTGCATATTTGCAGGAACAGGCGATTGAATTGCAACGTGCCGTCCCAGAGTTTTCCGACCCGCAAAAGGCGGAGGAAATGCGTCAGAACATGACGCGGACGGCGACCGAGCATTATGGGCTGACGGAAGACCTGATCAACGGCATCGACGATGCCCGTGTTCTCAGGGTTCTGGCCGATGCAACGCGCTATCGGATGCTCAAGAAGTCCGCACCGGCTGCGAAAAAGCAGGAACCGAAACGGACAGTCAAGCCAGCAGCGCGGCGACCCGAAAAGGCAGGCCAAAAGTCTGCCGATCTCTTGAAGCGGGCAGCAAAGACCCAATCGCCAGACGATTGGGAACGGTTGCTCATGACCCCTGATTAAGGAGCCTTTCAATGGCACAACCATCCAATTTGGTCCAAACGACCAACCGCGTCGGCATCCGCGAGGATCTGTCCGATATGATCTACAACATCGCCCCCAGTGACACGCCGTTCTTCACGGCATCTGGCCGGTCGTCGGCGTCGTCCACTCTGCACGAATGGCAGACCGACACTCTTCGGGACAGCGCCGTCAACGCTCACGTTGAAGGTGACGACACCGTTGCAGAAAGCCGTCAGGCCACTGTTCGGCTGAACAACCGAACCCAAATTTTCAAGAATGCGGTCTCTGTTTCGGGCACCAACCAGGCCGTCACTTCCGCCGGTCGCGCCAAAGAAATGGCCTACCAGACCCGCCTTGTCCTGATGGAGCATAAGCTCGACATCGAAAAGGCGCTTCTGGATAACCAGGCCAAGGTTGCCGGTTCTTCGTCCACGGCTGCACGTCTTGCAGGCGCTGGCGCGTGGATCACAACCAACGTCAACAACGTTGGCGCTGGCGGCGCAAACCCGACCGGTGATGGCTCTGATGCCCGCACCGACGGCACGGCAACAGCTCTGACACAGACTGACTTTGACACCACCATGCAGGAAATCTGGACTGAGGGTGGTCGTGCCAAGGTCAAGACGGTTTATCTCAACCCGTCGAACATGGCCGTGGCTCTGGGCTTCGTTGGCAACAACAACGCCCGCGCACAGACTGACAGCGGGCAGATCGAAAACGTCATGAACCTCTATGTGACACCTTGGGGTCAGGTGAAGTGGCAGATGTCCACTGAATGCCGGGCAACCGACGTCTTCATCATGACCGATGACATGTGGTCCGTTGCCATGCTGCGTCCGACCAAGAACGAGCCGCTGGCCAAGACCGGTGACAGCGAGAAGCGTCAGCTTGTCACTGAACTAACCCTGGCCTGCAAGAACGAGAAGGCCCACGGCCTTGTTGCCGACTGCGGCTAATCCATGACGGGGGCGGGCTGATCCGCCCCCGCAACCCATAATCACAGGAGTTGCTATCATGGCATCCGAATACAAGCCGAATTTCGGCCTCATTAGCCTCACGGCATCCAAGACGCTTGACGATTTCTTCGCAGGCACAACCATCGCCCTCAACGCTGCGGCTGGCCTGACGGTCACGCTGCCAGCCGCAACCGGCACCGGCGCAATCTATGAGTTTATCGTGGGGACCACGGTCACTTCGAATGACTACATTATCCAAGCCGCGTCGGCTGACGACAGTTTCTTTGGCAACGCTCTGCTTCTGGCAGACGGCGGTAACACCGTTGTTGCCTTTGAGGCTGCCGCGACTGACGACACCATCACGCTTGATGGTTCGACGACTGGCGGCATTGCAGGCGGTCGCGTCCGCGTGACTGACATCGCGTCGGGCAAGTTCCACGTCGAAGTTGTCGGCGCTGCAACCGGCACCGAGGCAACGCCGTTCTCTGCGGCTGTGTCCTAACGGATCGGGGCGGGCTTCGGCTCGCCCCATTCACCAATGGAAATCAAAGTCATTCTGAACGGCCTGAAGGTGTGCGGTGAGTACCGCGCTGCGGGCGACGTTCTGACCGTGCCGGACGATGAAGCGCAAGCCATCCTGGCACTTGGCGAACCAAAGCGAATTGAGGTCATTGCCGATGAAAGTCGCGGAAAGAGTGTCGTTCGACGACAACGAAGAACAGATGGTCATCAAGACGACCTGGGACTTCCTGCCAGCCCTGAGGGTGGCACGAATGGCCCGCGACGCAGGCGCAAGCGCACCGTTCAGTGACAGCAAGCACATCGCGTCCTTCCCGGCCAACCTCGGTTATGAGTGGGCGGCCGAGGCCGGTGTGGCGTTCGACGACAGCAACGCGATGCAGGAAGTCATTGCCCGCAATCTCGCAGATCCGAAATACGCGCACTTCCGCGTCTGGCAAGGAACGTTCTGATGGCCACTTTTGACGTAAACGACACCGGCGCGGATATTCGGACGCGGATCAATGCTGCCATTACGTCAGTTGACGCCATCACGGCTGTCAGCACGGCGGGCGGGTCTGACATTACGAACACGGTGCCGCTGCTTGGCCCCGACGGTTCTGCGACTGCGCCTTCGGTGTCGTTCTCAAGCGACCCCGACACCGGAATTTATAGTTCGGCAGCAAACCAACTTGCCATTGCAACGAATGGCGCACAGGTGGCGCGGGTCAACAACAACGGCGCTTGGACTCTTACGGCTACCGGCACTGACACCCAACTTCTTGGGGGGACGGTTGACCTTGGTGTGGAAAATAGAACTTGGGCATTGAAGTCTCCAGCAACGGATAGTGCGGGCGATCCTTTTGTATTCGAGACAGGGAATTCTTGGCAATTCAACGTGGACACTGTTGCCGCGTTGACAATTGACAGTACCGGGCAAGTACTCAGCCGTGCTGGCACAACAAGCAACTGCGGCTATGCCTTTGAGGGGGACCCGAACACTGGACTGTTTAGCGCAGCGGCGGATGTCGCTGGCCTTGTGGCTGGCGGTGTCAGGGGGATTGATGTAAACCCCGGCTCTGGTTTTGTTGTCGTCAACGAAAACGCGGCTGACATTGACTTCCGGGTAGAAGGCACGACCGATGTCAACCTAATCAGAAGTGATGCTGGCAGCGACCGGGTAGGCTTTAAGACAGGCGCACCTGTCACTGACGTTGACATAAACGGGCAACTCGGAGTGGCCGCAGGGACTGCCGCCGCGCCGTCCTACTCGTTTCGCACTGACCTTGACACCGGCATGTTCAGCACTGGCGCTAATGATCTTAGTTTCTCAACCGGTGGCGTCAAGCGCATGGAAATTGGGGCTGGCGGCGACCTGAACCTACCCGCCGTTTCTACGGAGACCAAACAACTGAACATTGGAGTTGGCCGGTCTGGTGATGGTGCTAGTCTGATCGACCTGATTGCTGATGGTGCCACCTATACAGACTACGGCCTGCGGATTGTCAGGAATGCTGGAGCAAACGGAGGCACCCAGATTGACCACAGGGGTACAGGAAACTTTACCCTTTCGACGAAAGAAGCCGCGAATATAGCCTTCCAGACGGACAGCACAACCCGCTTGTCTATTGGTTCTGGTGGTGCAGCCACTTTCACCGGAAACATTCTTTCGGGGGCTAGAGTAATCAACAGTGATGGCAGCGCAACAAATCCCTCATATAGTTTTACTAATGACGTAGATACCGGCATGTATCGCTATGGTGCGAATGCCATTGGCTTTGCCACGGGAGGAGCCGAGGAGGTCAGGATCACGACGACGGGGATGGTCATCACTGGGTCGTTGTCCAAAGGATCTGGCTCATTCCGCATTCCGCACCCCATACGCGAGGGTCACGATCTTGTTCACTCGTTTGTGGAAGGCCCGACCGCCGACAACATCTATCGCGGCACAGTGCAGCTTGAGGATGGCAAGGCGGTCATCAACCTCGACGAAGTGTCCCGCATGACCGAGGGGACGTTCGTTTCCCTCAACACCAACGTGCAGTGCTTTACGACCAACGAAACGGATTGGACACCAGTGCGCGGTTTTGTGTCGGGGAACTTGCTGACCATCGGCGCGAAAGATCCGACGGAAGCCACGGTGTCCTGGCTGGTGATTGGTGAGCGCCATGACGACAACATCAAAGGCGCAGATTGGACCGACGACAACGGACGGGTGATCACCGAGCCGCTGTCTGAGGTGAGTGATGACTGAGCGCCCACTAACAGACGCCGAGATCCAAGAACTGCGTCGCATCCTGGACGAGGAAGGCAAGCGTCAATGGCTCTGGGCCATCATGCGCAAGTCTGCCGCTTGGGTGTTTGGAGCGTCGGCGGCTTTGGTGGCGTTTCGGGATGACATCACAACGCTGATCCTCTGGATTGTCGGGCGCGGATCATGAGCAGACGAAAGCGCGATTGGCTTTGGGTCTTTGCGATGTTCACCTTCTTTCTGGGGGCATTGCTTTGGGAGGGCTACGACAGGCTCACACTGGACCGCAGAGCGCCCATTGACGGCGACATAACGCTTGTGGCCATGCCTCAGGCTATATCGCAGGGCAAGCCGCTGCTGGTGCGGTCTATACGCACAAAGGTTCGGGATGACTGCGCACCACTGCTGTCGGAGCGTTGGGTTGTCAGCGTTGCGACGGGCGATGCCATTCAACTGCCGTCGCGGGTCTGGGACGGCGGCGATCCGAACAAGGATTATGTCGATCTGATCTTTGACACGTCTGGCCTGCCGCCCGGTGATTACCAAGGGTTTGCGCGGGCAACCTACCCATGCCCAGGCGTCACGCCACCATTCGTTTACAACGCAACATTCTTCTTTTCCATCGTGGGCAAATAACCCCAAGCAAGAGGCTACAACATGGACCAATTCGTTTCACAGACCACGACCAAGCAGTCACCGATTGAGTTCGCCGTGGCCATCACGCCAGACGATGCGACAGACATTGCGACGGTCAGCCGGGCGATCTATGTCGGCGTTTCCGGCAACTTGAAGGTCACGCTGCTAGGTGGCGAGGACATCACGTTTGTCGGCCTTGCCGCTGGTGTGTTCCATCCAATCCGCGCAACTCGCATTTGGTCCACCGGCACGACTGCCACCAGCATTGTGGCGGCCTCCTAATGATTGGCGTTGGAGTAGGGCTGTGGGGTACGACGGCCTTGGTTTCTGCATCTTGGGCGCTGTTCATCCCGTCTGGTTCGGACAGCCTGATTGACGCCAATGGCGATACCTTCAAAATGAGAGAGGCATAAAATGGCCGACTACAATTCATCCTACACTGGCGCACAGATTGACGCGGCCATCACCAAAGTTGGCGGTATTGAGGCTGGTGCTGATGTAACGGACACAGCCAATGTAACCGCTGCCGGTGCGCTGATGGACAGCGAAGTCACCAACCTTGCGGATGTGAAGGCGTTTGACCCTGTGGACTACGCCACGGCGGCACAGGGCGCTCTTGCTGACAGCGCCCAGCAGCCTCCCGCCGAAGGAGCCTTCGTTGACGGCGACAAGACCAAGCTGGACGGCATCGAAGCTGGCGCGGAGGTCAACACCGTTGACAGCGACCCTACAGGCGTGACCGGGGCTGATGCCATCACCAACATCATCTCGCTGACCACTGCCGAATACGGGGCCATCACGCCTGACGCTGCAACCCTCTACGTGATTAAGGACTGAATCCCATGAACCTTGGCACAGCCTCCATCACAGCCCTTTACCTTGGACCTACGGCCATCTCGACGGTGTATCTGGGGTCCACTCAGGTTTACTCTGCCGGTGGTGCCTTCAGCCCGCTGTCACTGTTCGCATCCGGTGAAGAAGGTGCTTGGTATGACCCCTCTGATCTTACAACAATGTGGACAGACACGGCGGGAACAATACAGGCGACGGCTGTCTTAGAGGGAGATACACCAACGGCGGCCAATGCGGTTGCGCGGATCGACGATAAATCAGGAAACGGAAATCACGCTACGCAAATCACATCACCATCGCGTCCCTATCTCACGGTGACGGCTGGTGGCCTTTACTACCTGTCGTTTGATGGGACGGATGACTTTATGACTTCCGGCACCAATGCGGATTGGAAGTATCTGCACGATGGAACTGGGGCTTATGTTGGTGCTGGCATTACGGCAACTGACAGCGCAAATCCTGATTCCATTGAATTTATTTTTGCGACGAATGACTCTTCGCCTACGGCTGTTGGGTTCTATGCTAGCATTGACGACAGAAGTTCAGTGTCTAGGAATGAGGCATGGAATGTCCGTGTGAGCAGCACAACATCATCCCCAACCCCCATATTTGAGGCGACAAATAGCACTGTTTCTGACATTGATGGGAACCTTGTGTTCAGCTTGCAGCATGGCTCGTCTCAAACGCCTGACTTTATTTTCAGGGACAATGGTAGTTCTGTTTACTCTGTAAACTATGGGAATACGCCTTCTACAGCAAACAGTGAGACGGCGCTTTATATCGGCAATGGTGGGCCTACGCCAACTGTGTTTTGGTCTGGGTCGCTATACAACGCAGTTATCCTTGACCGCCTTCTTACCACAGACGAAATCACCAACACCGAAGCCTACCTAGCAACACGCAGCGGGGTGACTCTATGAGACTGACCATCGCAACACCCGCAGCGGAACTGGATGACACCCGCAACCTTGCAGTGGCTCTGGGCTGGATGAACGGCTACACCCCTGCCGAGTGGGAACAGTCCTTCTCCGCGCAATACCAAGACGCACAGGGCGGCATCTACCATATCTCGTCCTTCGAGGCATCTACGGCTTGGGTCATTGTAGCAACCCAGATGGGGCCTGTGGAGCGTCCTCCCGAGGATGTAGGCACTTGGGATGAAGAGACGCAGGAGTATGGCGCACCCTATGTGGTCAACCTGACAGGCGCTCGTCGTGCGCAGGACCGTCTGGTCATCTGGCAACCTGCAACACCTGATCCTGAGACTGGTGATATGCCTGCCAACCCTGTCCCCCAAGTCGGTGCGGATAATCTGGTGGCTGTCATCGGCATGAAGGGTCCGGCTGCTCTGACGGCTATGGGCTTGCAGCCAATTCCGATGGAGATCTGATATGACTGACGAACCCCGCCTCTACGTCTCCGCTGAAGGGGGTCGTCTACAGGCCATGGTAAGGGCTGCGGATCGACCCTTTGACGGTCAGCAACCCGTCGAACGTGCTTCTATAGGTGCCCGCATGATCTCAATCGACGACATCGAAGGACTGATGCCCGACGACGTGCGGGCGCTGGCCACGGCTGACGACGTGCTAGAGCGTGTCAAGGCCGGTGCGCGGCCCTATCGCCGCATTCTGCCCGATGAGGAACTTCCGCTCATTCGGGCATATACCGTCATGCGCAGCATCGCGGCGGAAATGGCAATCCTTTTGGCTGACCTGCACAAGCGGCAGGTGGACAGCATGGATTTGCACAAAGACCCTTAGGGGCAAATCTCAGGAGCAATCCGAATGAAACAGACCCTGTTTGCAGGCATCGTTATGCTGTGCGCGTCAACGGCATCCGCGCAGAACTGCGCACCCCATGACGTTGTGATGCGGAACTTGGCTGAGCGTTACGGCGAAACCCGGCAGGCCATTGCGCTTGTCGATCCGTCCGGTTCGGTCATGGAACTATGGGCCAATCTTGAAACTGGCACTTGGACGCTGACCGGCACCAATCCTGGCGAACCAACTTGCTTTGTCGTCGCGGGGCAGGGCTATCAGGCGATGTCCGAAGCCTTGCCGCCGGGGGGCGAGGAAATGTGACGTGACTAGCAACGCGCCGAGGGGGATCGACCTCGAGACAATGATTGCCGCCTGGAAAAGAAACGGCGGTATTTATGGTGCAACCGCAAGGGATCTGGATTGCGACCGGAAAAACGTAGCGCGGCGCATTCGCAAGGCATTCCTTGCCGGTGACGAACGGGTCGATCCCGAATTGTTCTTTCAAGACAAGGTGTCAGTCAACCGCACGGTCTTGGACATCATCAAGGCCAAGGAAGAACTAGGAACGCGCAACGACCGCAAGATCGAAAAGGGAAGCTGGCGCAAAGCGTCACTGATTACCCATGCTGGCACCGGTCCGATCATCCTGGGGATTTTCGGAGATCCGCACTTGGACAACAGCGGCACAGATTTGGAAATGTTCGAGCGCGAACTATCGCGGCGCAATCCCAAAGAGGGTGTGTTCACTTGTTGCGGCGGTGATTTCTTTGACAACTGGCCACGGTCGATGGGGCATCTGTTTGCCGAAAGCGGCGATCCAACACCGGCCTGGATCTTGTTTGAATACTATATGGAAAACTGGCCATTCCTGTTCAGCGTGTCCGGCAACCATGACCAATTCGTTTCAGGCACGGCGAACTTCCTCGACGAATTTATGCGGGGCAAGGGTTCGCTTTTGCGGCGG